TATAATTTATATGGATCTAAAATATATTCGCTTGCTTTTGGAAGCCTACTAACAGTATCTTCTCTTTTTTCATATAAAAATCCTACGATTAATAACACTGCATGTCTTATTGCTTCTGGCACATCACTAGCACTAGATCCATATCCAGATGAATATCTAACATTTACTGCATCAGCGCGCTCTGAAACATCAGGCAAACTTTTACCATTAACTATTTCTATAAAACCTTTTTGATTTTGAAATTTCATAACATTATACTCACTCGTTGCCCAAGTTTGTAAAACATTATCTTTGTCATAATACTTAATGTGCTCAACAGTATGCAAAGGTGCTCTAGTTAACAGAATTTGATACAAACCCGTCCACTTACTAAAATATCCACCATACTTTAAGTTAACGGGACTTTTTAAAGTATTTTGCCAAAAACCTTTTACAGTCTCAGCATTACTTACGTATGTATCGTTCCAATTTTCCATAAATAAATCGTAGTTGTGGTTTATAAAATTACCACCAACATAATTTTCAGCCATCTCAGTAGCTGCAATTATTAAAGAATCTATGTATGTATCTTCTGCAGAATGCGTAACTCTTAAATGAGTTTTAGCCTCAGCAGTTGTGATCAACGCAGTATTTGGATTATCGTATAGTTGTAGTCTTGCCATCTTATAATAAAAAAAAAGGAGGAGGTTTATCCCCCTCCCTTTATTAATGAATAAATTAAATTATTTAGAATGTAATTCCTTCACATGTAGAGAATGAACCAGCACGTCTAAATGCAGTATCCCAATATGAATTTATAATTATTCTAAGTGATCCAGTAGCAGCTTGCGTATAAGGATCTACTAATACATCTAGTGCATTACCAAATTGTGCAATTACTAAATCATCCCATCTTCCAAAACAAACACCAGCTTCAGTATTTGTGTTAAAAGTATCAGGAATGTTATTAGTAGCAAATGCAGGATAACCATTAATCATGTTATCATTCCAGATTGGCATACCAGCAGCTAAACCTGCAGTAGCATCACCAGCAACTGGATTTCCTAAAATTTGTTTTAATGCAGCTCTACCTTTTGCAGATGTAATATAAGCAAGTCTTCCGAAGTCTGCATTATTTGCAGCAACATCAGTTTCTAACTCAATCATTTTTGCTAAAGTAGCAGCTCCAGATGCAACAGAACCAGTACCAGATAATCCGAAGACTCCAGTTGGTTCGTTAGCAGTACCATCAGAAGTACCTAGTGCAGCGCTTTCAACTTTTGCAGCAATTGCTCTTAACATGTCATCTCTAATCGCTCTTTCAACTGAGTTGTTAGTTTGTACTAATAACATTTTAGAAATGTCCATGTATGAAGCCAATCGCTCTGGAGACAATGTAACACCACCAATATCAGTACCCGCTTCAGCAGCTGCATCGTTTTCACCTTCCCATGTAGCTGTAGTTCCTGATAAAACAGGCAACTTCATGTTTCCAGATAGTCCGTACATCCATGTTGCAAGATCACCTAATACTGTCATGTTTTGTAGTGTTCCAACAAAATCACCAACTTCTGTAGCAATCATCTCATCAGCATTCGCAACTGTTTGAGGTGTAGTTCTTTTCTCAGAACCAAATACTCCAGTAGGTATACCGAGTCCAACAATACCACTATTGTTGTTTCGAGCTTCTTGATCCATCTCTTTTTCTAAACCAGTTAGGTTTCCATTTGAGAATTCATTTATAGCTTTTAAAAAGGAATAATTTTTAAATTCCTTTGGACTAGTAGTAGATTTAGCAGAAGAAATGTTAGCAGCGATAGACGCATTCAATTGTTCTTGTCTTTCGGCAATTTCAATTTTTTTGTCTACAGCTTTAATTTCAGCATTAAATCCCTCCCAGCTTTTTTGCTCGTCGTCAGTTAAATCACGTTCTTCTGACTGAGCACCTTCCAAGATAGCCTCCATATTTTCAACTAGAGAAGCTCTCTCTTCTTTAAGTGTAATACTTTTCATTTTACTGTAATTTTAATAAATTAATTTTATACTCTAATAAATTTCTCCTAACTAAATCTTCTTGTTGTTTTTTGTTTTCTTCTTTTTCAAGATCTGTTCTATATTGTAAAAAATTTCTTTTTCCTACTGAAGCATCTGGATATGCAGGGTACGTAACTGGAGAAACATCTAACAATCTAGATACTTTCATAATTGTTCTAATCGCTTTTCCATTTTCATCTTTACTCCACTCATCTTTCTCTACTACAAAACCAAAACTGCTTTGTGTTATATCACCTCTTTTTAATGAGACTAACAAATCTTCACCATAAGTTGTCTCTGGCGCATCAAATTTGTACATTAATCCATTATCATCTACCGATAAAGATAGTGTACCGGATGTAGTTCTCGCAAGAATATAATTAGCATCATGGTTTAAGAGTGCTCTTACATCGTTTTCCATAACATCGTCAAATGCGTTTCTATCTATTTTCTCTCTAAACCCACCAAGATCTTCGCTAAGTTTATTAAAAACACTTGCATAACCAACTACTTGTCTAGAATTTTTATTATCATCTCTAGTTTCGTTTATTTTACAAGTAAAGGTTCTTCTTTCAAAATCTTTACTGTTTATAAGATTTCTATAATTATCTTCCATCTCGTTTTCTTCTTTCATATTATCCTCCATCTCATTCTGCTTGTCTTCCATTTCATTATCTTCATAATGATCATCCTCTTGTACTTGATCCATGTCTTTTAAATAATAGATAATATAATGAGTGTCATTTTCCTCTATTTTATCTATATGTCTGTTTTCAGTCAATGATTTATTTTCTTTTTTCATTTTATCTATTTGTTTTAATTTTCTTATAGCCCATTCTATTCCTGAAGTACCTCCCCATGCATCCCACATTATACCTCCACATCCCTCATCATACGGTACATCTTTATGTTGTTGATGTCTTTTAAAACTTGCCATTCTTGCAATTGTAGATCTACTAATTTTTTCTCTATTTGCAAGCTGTCTCGCTCTAGTCCAACCAACACTTGTTCCACAACTTGAGCCATTTTCTTCTTTATACTTTATGGCTCTTTTTGCATTATTAGTTGCAGACTTAGGATAATCATTATACGTCGCCATCTTCTTCTACGCTGTCATTTTGCTTATTTATATCACCTAAATTTAGTGGTACAAAATGTTTATCACCATCATCTATAGCATTCATGTCTTCCATTTTTCTAATTTCATTTGGTGACAATGCTCCAACTTCAAACATTTTTCTATAATAATCACCTCTTGAATTAGCATCTGCTCTTAATAATTCTGCTGTTTTAAATTTTAAATAATTTACACCTTGCTCTCTTTCGGTTAAAAGTTTTTTATTTAACTCTTGTTCTATATTAACTAAATATGGTTGTAAACTGTATTTTGTAAATTCTAAAGATTGTTGTTCAATGTTTGAATAGGTTGATCTTGTTAAATCACCAATTAAGTGAGGTGGTACTCTAAATATCCTAGCTACTTCTTCAACGCTAAATCTCCTCGTCTCTATAAACTGCGCATCATTTAAAGGCATACCTATAGGCTTGAATTCTACCCCCTCTTCTAATATAGCCGTTTGATGCGAATTATGAATACCACCAAAACGATCTGACCAAGAATTTCTTAGTCTATTTGCTGCATCCTCTGTTAATCTACCAGGATGTGATAATACTCCAGATAAATTCGCTCCCCTACCAAAAAAGTTTTCTCCGAATTTTTGTGAAGCTAAACCTAAACCTAAAGCTTCCTTACATGCTTGTATTGGTGATTTTCCTACCAATCCATCAAAACTAAATCCGTAAAAATGTAAAATCTCTTTTGCATTATACGTTCCTTTTTTTGTTTCATAATATGTCAATCCATCGTTTTCATTTTTAACCACTCTAACGTCAGATGGATGTAGCATTTCTATTTCTATGACTCTAGCGCCTCCATTTCTATGTATAAGGCAAAACGCATTACCCCATAATAGTAAATGATTCATAAATGTAGATCTCCAAATATAAGAAGTGTAATTAGGAGAAGGAGTAACAGAAACGATTTTGTTTAACGTGTGATCTTGTTCTAAAAATTTACTACCGTCCTTTTCTGTTCTATATAAATTTAACGGCATCGCAGCTACTGTTTCCGACAATAGTCTTACTGCAGCCCATACGGCTGTTAGACCCACCGAGGATTCTTCTGTTACTCTTACTCCAGAACTTGTATTACGGAATAGATTTAATCCACTTTGATTTGTGTAATTGTCTCTTGTTTCTTTTTTTCTAAAAAAATCTAATAATCCCATACAAATAAAATTACATGAATATCATGCATTTTACAAAAATATACAAAAAACGGAAGAAATTATTATACCCCCTATATAAAATTTATATAAAAATTAATCCACGATCCTCATAAATTGAACTTGAATCACCTTCTAAAGTGTTCATATACTCAGCTAATGCCATGATCAATGCGGCAATTCCATCTATTTTATCCTTAGATTTACCTTTATTTGCCTTTATATTACCTGCTGGATCTTCGCTAATTTGTACATTTGACAACATCCATCTTAAAACTGGATTGCCACCATGGTTAATTTGTTTTGCTAAGATCAATTTTTCTAGTTCTTTTGTAGGTGCAGATTGTGAAGCAAAACCCATACCTATAGGATTCATCTTTGCGCCTTCATTTATTAAGTTAATTACCAATTGCGAAGAGTTCCATCTATCGAAAGAACATGAAACAATGTTAAATTTTGTAGCCAATTCTACATATTTACTTTGTATAAAATTATAGTCTGCAACATTTCCTTCTGTTTGTATTATATATTTTTGATCAACCCAAGATTTGTAATCTACGCCATCTCCGCCTGTTCTTTGTAAAACTTTTTCTTCAGGTACAAAAAAATACGGTATAATTTCAAAAGTATTATCTTCATTTGGAAATATAAGAACTAGCGCAGAAATATCCCTTGTGGAAGCTAAATCTAAACCAGCAAAACAATCTCTTCCTTTTAGTTCTTCTTCTTTTATAGGAAATAAATTACATGCCATCCAATCTTCATCGTCTATCCATAAAGAATCTGATCCAGTCCACATATTTAAATGCAAACGTTTAAATGTATTTTGAAACGATGGAGTGTTTTTAGCTTTATTAAATTGTTGCAAAAAATAACTTTCTTTAATTATGTTTCCATAACCTGGATTTGCTTTTCTCCAAACATCTTCTTCTCTCCAATCATCATCTGCATCTGCTCTGTATAATATAGGTAAAAAAGTTTCATCTTTTATAATTCCATCTTTAACTTTTTTTGCATACTCATGTACCTCATAACATATACTGCTTTTATCAAAACCAGCAGTTGTGATAGCAACTATTAACGGTTGTCTTCTTGCACCAGTTGCTGTAGTACATACATCCCAAAGATCACGGTCTTTTTGTGCATGTAATTCATCAAAAATACAACACGAGATGTTCATACCGTGAGCAGTGTTAGATTCAGAAGAAATAGATTTATAGTATGATCCTTTTTCTTCTATAGAAATAGCATTACGAAATACCTTTCCTCTACTAGACAAAGCTTTGTCATTTAATACCATTTTTTTTGCAATGTCAAAAACTATGTTTGCTTGATTTCTATCTGCTGCTGCTGATATAACTTCTGCTCCTGGTTCTCCATCTGCAAACAGCATATACAAAGCAATTGCTGCAGATAAATTTGATTTACCATTCTTACGCGGTATTTCTATATAACAAGTTCTGTATTGTCTAAAACCTTCTTTGTCTACCATACCAAATAATGGTTTTATTATTTGATCTTTTTGCCAATCCTCTAGCATAAAAGGTTTTTGTGCCAACTCTCCTTTAACATGTGTCAAATGTTTTTCTATAAATGCAATTGCCCTTTCAGCTCTGTATTTATCGTATTTGTATTTAACCTTGTCCATTTTTTGGTTTTACATAATTATCACTATTCTTATTTTTGCTTTGTTTACTTTTTGCATGAATTCCTTTTCGTTTTTTCCTTTTATTTGGTGAAAACTGAAATTGATTTTTCTTTTTCATAGCTAATCATTAAAAAAATTAAATTCATTATCCTTAATTTCTAGCTTTGCTGGTGCTGATATTTTTGTTCTAGCAGATGGAGTTAATCCAAACTGAGTTGCTAATTTTAAAGCCTGATCTAAACTCTGCTTAGAAACGCTTTGTAACGGTACTATTTGTGCATGTTTTGGTCTGCCTTCTTCGTCAGTGTACACTTGAACTCTTCCCTTTTCTCTTAATGCTTGCTCACATTCTATATGTAAAGCCATGGAATTTGAATATGCTTCTATTAATTTTAGATCTACTTCGTACAACATGTTTAAATTGTTCAATTGATCACAAACTATATTGAATTGTTCCTTGCCTATTTTAGATAACCATTTAGGTGCTACAGGCAAACCGTTAACTCTTTTAACTTCCATTTGGTTTTCTAACTCACGGTCTTTGCGTAAAGTTCCTCGAACCTTTTTTAATTCTGTTGGTATTTTTTTTCGTCCTGGCATAACTTATATAACAATCGTTTAGTTTTAGGGGCCCCTATGCTGATTTTGACTGTAAAAAATCGTGTCA